TCCTCTTCTATGGTGACCCGACGACCCATACCAGACTGGTATGCGACTTGGAACGTAGATGTTGGGCCAAGGAGGTCGACGTCTTCAAAGCTTAGATACACTGTGTATGGAATTGGATTCCCTGATAAGAACAGTGTGGGTGCTACAATGAATACGCCGGTGTCATACCTCCTATTGACAATGTCATAGTGGGAATATGGCCCACGATGGGGGAACTTGAGAACGACCTCAGTGTCCGTGTTGACATCCAACTCCACGTGTTGCAACTGCGTGATGAACTGGGACGCAGAGCGTCCTTCAGTGATGACATTGGTTGCGGGCAAGAAACCGACCGCTAAGACACCCTGGGTGTACTTGTCGGCGTTGACCACCAACCGCAAGACCGCCGTGGCACGAATGCCATGGTACCCCTTCAGCTTCTCCAAATGGAAAGGAGAGGCTGTCAAGAGACTCGTATGCGACGAGAAGGTAAATGGTGTAGGTATAGGCCCAGTAAACACGCCATTCGCCACAGGTACAGGTTGAGAAAGGAGGTCATGCAACGACAACGCGGAATAATCCTTTGTTGCCAGAATGTCATAGACCTCCGAGACAGGGCCGTGAGGCTCGACTGTCTTTGCTTGATCCTGTGCTGTGAACGCCGTTGTGGCATGCACCTGAGCAGACTCTGTGACCTGCACATTATTGATCGTTGAATCCATTACGTCAGCAGTTCGATAAATTTGCAAGAGGCACGAACCAATGCTCTCAAGCTCACTCTGTTGGGCTGGATGTTTAAGTCTATCCTGCTCCGGTAAGGCTAAAAAGCCAAGACTCTACGGCACCGAAAGCCAACTGTGTTCACTTTTAACAGAGAATATTCTTGTGAGACGCGGCGGTAACCAGACGGTGTTGAGGCACATCTTTTAAAGTCATAAGGCCTTGGACGGGGTGCCGTCATCAGACGGCGTTGGTGTCGAAGCCAGGGAGTTCACCCATGACCTCGGCGAGAGCGGACTCAAAGTCCGGCTTCAGCACGGGAATCGGTGCTCGCTCATTGTGAGCGGCCTCAAGGGCTGTTGCTAATTCCTCGTACTTCTCCTTGCCATGGAGAGACAGCTCGCGGAAGGTGCGTTCAACATTGTCGCGGGTCACGGCCTTTGGGGCCCCCTTGACATCTGCATAATAGCACACTTCGCAAAGTGTCTGTTCATCCAGAGGAGCAACATACATACCCAACCTCTCTTCCCACCGGAAACTGCGTTTGAGGAAAGTAACTTCCTCGATCGTCCGGCAGGGGGGTGGGTTCTTGTCCTCCTTGTTGTCACTCGTGTAGACCATCCCAATTGTGGGGAAAATGGCCATGAGTGTGAGCTGGTTGAACTTGACAACTGCTTCGTCCGTCACATTGATGAG